ACCCGATCGCCGCCACAGCTCCAACGGCAATCGCCGCCGGTCCCGCTATCGCACCAATCGCGCTACCAAGCCCGCCAGCCATCCCCGCCGCGCCGCCCAGTGCTGATCCAATCCCGCCCAGCCCCGGAATAATCTGCGTGATCATCGGCAGCACTGACCCAAGCGCCGGACCTACTCCTGCAGCCTGTCCGGCCAGCCCGCCGAACAATTCGCCCAGCGTACCCAGTCCGCCGCGAACGTCCTTATCGTCGAGTATCGCCGCGATTACAACCTTAGCGTCCGCCACGTACATTCCCCCTGATCGCCGCACCGATCGCCGATGCAACATCTTTTTGTGCCTTGTTTTTGTCCAGTATCGGCAACGCGTGCTTATCGCGCATCTTGCGGTAAAATGCTTTTTGTTTGCCTGTCAGATCCGCGTCGATCGTCATTGTCCGGTATCCGATAATTTTTGCCAGTGAGCACTCCTCCGGCAGTCCGCCCAGCAATGCGGTAAACTCCCAGTAATGCAGGGTGTGGGTATTGAGGTCGATCCCATACGCCTGACGAAACGCCGCCAATATGTGCATCCAGTCGACGTCAAAATCAAGCGCGCGCGGACCGGCGTCTTTTTCGGTTGTCGGCTCTGCGCCTGCCCGCATATAAGCAAGCAGTCCGTCCCATGCCGCCAGATCATCCGGAGGTCTATCAATGTATAGCAAATTTATCATGATTCCTGCGCGCTCAATGTCCGCGATTGCCGGATCGTTCGCGGCGAGGCTGATCATCATGCCCACACGGTGATCCGTCCTGATCGCGTATTCCTGCTCATTGATTTCGATACTCTCCGGATACCCGTCAATCAGCGGGTTCATTTTTCAATCCGTTTGGGCGCATACTCGGCATATATCGCCGCCCGCCCGATCTGCTGCATATACGCCAGCCAGTTAAGCATCTGCACCGCCTCATATTCGCCGGGACAGCCCTCCGGCCAGATCTCCACAGTGTGGTCATGCCCGAGCACCGCGACCGCCGTATCATAGGCAAGCGCACGGAGCGCCGCGATACCTGACGGATCGTCGGGCGTAATAAGTTGTGCTATTTTTTGCATTTCCTGCCGCGCGTCGTACACTGTCTGTACAAGCGCCGCGTCCATCGGGTTTATCTCTACGGTCACGCCGTTGATTTCAAATTCACGCGCTTTTGGTTTGTCGATATTGATTTTCAGCGCCGCCATATATTGCCTCCTTAAAAAATGGGGACGGGAATTACCCCGCCCCCGCCAGTCTGATTATGCCGATACCAGCGTGACCTCGATGATCTGTGCCGCCGTGCTGACGGTTGCAGTCCCGGTGCCGGTTGTGTAGGTCGCTTTCATGATCGTGTAGTCGTGCGTACCAGCCGGCAGAGCGACACCGACAACGCCGTTTGCGTCTGCCGTGTAGGTCTCGCCGCCGATGGTTAAGGTCGCGCCCGCGCCGTTGGTGATCACAAACGTGGTCAGGTATGTCGCGCCGGTCGTGGCGGTGAATACGCCGGTTGCGGCAGTATATGTGCCTTCGACAGCAGCGCCCCGGAAATGGATCACACCGCTGATCTTAGCCTCGTCGCCCGCAGCGCCCGAGCCGGGATTGTCCACCTGTACGGTGACATCCTGCTTGTACGCCGTGTAGACGCCTGCGGATACCTCGTCCCATGTATTGTAGTACAGGATTTCGGTATATGCCGCCGAGCCGACCTGCCGGAAAAGCGTCGCAACATAATCCTGCGCGGCGTCGCCCACAATCCTGTCACCGGAATAATTAAACTTCGGCTCGTATCCGGTGACATCCGTCACCGCGTTGTTATCCGCGATGTAGGTGCGCGTGTACGTTTTGGGCGTCGCGGCAATCGTGCCGTCGGTCAGTCCGTCGCCGAACCGCTTCCAGATCGGAGAGCCTGTCGAGCCGGTATTGATCATTAAGATCGCTTGATCTCTGTTTGCCATTATATTCCTCCCTCCTTATACGATCAGGTAGATGTCGATGTTCTTTTCCCCGTTGGCCGTGCCGGTCATTGAGAATGTGTTGCTCTCGATGGCCGTTGCGTCAGTCTGTATGGTCATGCTGTCAGCCGCGTTATCGAAATAGCTCTTGACCACCGTGTTGTGGTCGAGCGTGTACGGCAGGCCGAACACGTCACCCCAGCCTACCCACACCTGATCTGGCGCGACACCGGGCGTGGTATTGGCAGATGTGGCCGCCGTGGTCACTCCCACGGACGCGCCCTCGCCGGATCCGTCCGCGATCGCGATGTTGAGCGTATCGTCGTTTGTGGCGGCCACTTTGGCGGTCAGTATAACCGCATCGGTCTCGCCTGACACAGTAAAATGCTCCGCGATGTTTTCGTTGGCCGCCAGTGCCGTCCGAATTGCCAGCGCGATTGCCGCGGCATCGTCACCGAGCTCGACAGGCACATCGACCACTTCATCCGCATCAAACAGCGCCGACTTAACGGTCACTGCCGCGTTGCCCGCTGTGGACACCGTACCCGCCGCCGTGGCCGTCTCAACCTGCAGCTCAGGCGCGTGCTTCTGAATCGGCAGCTCGATCTTGGTAACGGTCTTAAACGCTTTTGTCCCCGCTTTTGCCGTCGTGCCGTTGAGCGCGATGGTCTCGTCGATCGCCTCGCCCGCGAAGTTGGTTCCGGTGATTTTGACGTTGCTGGTAACGCCAGACGCGGAGCAGTCGATCGTGACGTTGCGCGGCCATGCGGGCGCGCCAAGCCCGGTTGTGATGGTCTGTACTGCGGCGGCGAGATTAGTCGCCGCCATTATGCCGTCAGTGTCAGCCGCCTCAGCCGTAGCGGCAGGGATGTGCAGGTGCGCGATAAACGACTGGTCGATCGAGTATCCCGCATCCGTCTTGATCCGGTGGGGCTGAGCGTAATTAAATCCTACTCGGGCCAAATGTCACCCCTCCTTAAGTGCGTTTTACGCGCAGGAATCCGTTTTTCGCCACGACGTTGCCGCCAGCGTAGATCTCTCCACGGTGGGCGATCATTCCGGTTTTGAAAAGGAAGTCGGTCGAGCGGGCAATCTCCATGTCCGAGAAGATGGTCATGAGGTAGTTGGACAGCGGGCCGTACGCCATCGCGTACTGTCCGGATGTGGTCGCGGGGTCCTTAATGGCCTCGCAGTTTGAGTTGATGATGTACGGCACTCCGTTGATTGTTCCGGCATTACCGCGCGCGCGAACCTCGTATACCTTTTTGCCGAGCGTGTCGCGGAGCATCGCAAACGCCTTGACATCGATCTTGTTAAGGATCAGCACCGCTACATCCTCAACGTCCTCATCGCCGCCAAACGAAAAGATGATCTCATCCAGCGTATCTTCGGTGATATCCGCAATGTCGATGTCGGTGGCCGCGTCAATAGCGGTCGCGCCGTTGTCAAACAGGCCGGTGAAGTGTCCGGTCTCACCATCACCAAACAGGATCTGACCGGTGATGTATTTACGCATCGCAACGGTAATACCGCGCACGATTTCCGCCTCGTAGTTCGCAGCGGGCAGCTTAACCAACTCTTTGGAGTTCTCGGCATACGCGGCAATTTTGGTTTTGCCGATCGTGACGGATCCGAACGTCGGCTCGGCGGTGTTGGGATTACCACCCTCGGTCGCGTACCCTGCCACACCGTACCCGGCAAGGTAGGGCTGCTGGAAAGACTCGCCGCCGTTGAAGATTTTGACCTGTACGCGGTCGATCAGCGTCGAGACCTCGTTAAGCGTCGGGATACTGTTGTTCGGCTGGTATCCAGGCAGTAGTCCGCCGGTCGCATCCAGCAGCACCGAGCGATCCTCTTTCAGGGCACGTCCGCGCTCCTCGGCACCATCACGCGCTCCGGTCACGGGTTTCGCGTCGGGCTTGCCAAGTGCCAGCCTGCGCTCTTCGTGTTCAAGGTCAGCTTTCAGGCCGTCCACCTCGCCGCGCAGCTTGTCAAACTCTTTCGCCTCGTCAGCGTTGAGCTTGCGGTTTTCCAACTCCGCTCCGCCGAAAATCTCGGCCATTTTGTCCGTGCGGGTTTTGATCTCCTTGCGGATCTCGACAATCGATTTCATATGATCTCCCTTTCTGTGAGCGCCAGATAAAGTCGGCGCATGTCATTTTGGTCTTGTGATTCTTGTTCTTTGCGCGTCTGCTCAAGCGATCGCACGGCGACCGATGTATCCGGGTAGGCGGGCATCGCGCACGGGCTGACCTCGTAGAGCTCAACGTCAAGCAGCGTCCGCACGTCCACACCCTGCCGCTTCTCCCATTTGTGCGCGCGGCACTCAAATCCAAACGAAACGCCAGCCACGTCACCTCGGCGGACGCTCTCGAAAGCATCGGCTCCATATGTCGTACGGGGCAAGTTTAGGTCAAACCATAACCCGTCTTGTCGGCACTCCAGCTTGAGCGTTCCGGCCCGCGTGGACCCGAGCACTAAATCGGAGTTGTGATTCCAAAACGCTTTGATGTCGCGCCCGGCCTCCAGCGTCCGCTTAAACGCGCCCGGATCTATCCGCTCGATAAACTCGCCCCAGATCAGCTCGGAATCGCGCTCATATACCGCCGCGTATCCGGCAAGGCTTTTACCGCCAGACTCATCCGCCCGCGTCTCGATCTTTTCCGGCGCAAAATACCGGATCTCTCTTTCCATCTGCATCCCCTCTCTCGTCGCGTGCACCGCAATGCTCACGATTGCTTAAACGTTATCTGATACTCCGCTCCGTGCACGGCCTGCCCCCCTTCCGTCAGTCCTAAGCTTTCCGGCGCGGAGATCATCTCCACACGGTACAGTGTCATGCCGGTCGGCATTGTGATTGTCGCGCCCTCAAGATGCGCCCCGATGTCGCAGAGCAATTTGTCCGCCGCCAGATTAGAGGCGGTCGAATCGTCCGGCGATTTGTAGATCACCTTGAACGGGTAGACCGCTACATACGCACCGGACAGATACTCCCTGTCTTTTTTCGCGCGGGATTGCCCCTGCATAGAAAGAGCCGGCGTTTTATCCGACAGCTCTCCGAACCTGCAGGTTGTGGGTATCCCGCTCATTGTGTTGATGTAGTCCAGTACCGCCTCGGCTACCGTCGCAGCCGGAACGGTCCCGCCCGGCGCATCGGCCATAAAATCACCTCAACTCCTCCTCGTATTTTTTTTGCACAAAGTCCACCCACTGACGCAGGTGCGCTGATTTGGCCGCTTCGCCCCACTTGCGCCCGCCACTTGAGTGCTTGTATTTCTTGCCGTAATAGACAAATTTGGAGTACGGCTTTCCGGACGAATTGAGCGCGTTGTAGCGGATTTTGTTGCCGTCCACAGACACATCCGAGCGTAACAGTCCTGTCCGCATCGGTACATATGCGTTGGTATCCGTCGCCACACGATCCGCCAATTCCGGTTGTATCCTGTCGCTCGCCTCCGCTACCTGCGCCTCGGTCAGGCTGACGTCAACCTGTATCGATACCACAAAAGTGGACAAATCATCACCCCCTACGTCACGCGGGTCGCGTCGACCTCGAAATGATGCGTCCGTCCGTATCGGTCGAGGCATTCCGCAACGCTTGTGATCGTCCAGTCAGCGCTGCGCCATGTGATCCGGTCGCCGTTTCGGAGAGTGTAGGCGGTCGCCTTGTTGAATAACGCCTCCCATGCGGCAGGATCTGTGTGGGCAACTGATCCGGCGCGGGTGAGCTTTTTATCGATCCATACCCTGATCGCGCCGCGATCCTCTGTGCCTGCCATCTGATTATTAGATTGCTGTTGCTGTGTCTCGCACCGCGCGCGGGTGAGACTGTACGATTGCCATGTCCGTACGCCAGACGCATCCTCGCCCTTGTCGCATTTAAGCGTAATGGCGTGTGGTAGCAGATACACTGGTATACTCATAGCCACCGCCCCTTATAGTCACGTAGCAGAGCCGCCGTGACGGGTGAGATAAATTTAAGCCCCTCGCGGTTGTCCGATGCCGAGTTGCGCGTATATCCTGCCTGATAGGTGCCGATGCGCTCGCCATTGCCTGTGGATAACTGCCCGCCTCCCTCCATCAGAGAGGGGAGAGCGACCGCCAGCGACGCGACCGCAAGCTGCATTGTGTAGGGCATTTCGTCCGCTGCATATCCGCCCGCGTACACGATCACCACATTACGCCTGCCGTCCGGCGCGCGGATATCCAAGCAGACCTCTCCTGTGTCGTAATCGACCGTGTAGTCCGTTGTTGCTACATCGTCCACCGTGACGGATGTGATGTCCTCCACAGGGTAGGCGCGCAGCGGATAGATTTTTCTGCCGCCGTCAAACGCCTGTGTGTATGTCGCGTACTCAAATTTTCGATTACAGTAGCTC